ACAAGTTTTTAAAATTATCACCTCCTTTATCTAATGCATTACTTGTACTACCCATCATGCACTTGCCAACAACTCTACTACCTAAACGTAAACAAGTTTTTGTAACTCTCCAGTTATTTTTTATATTATCAGGTCTCTCCCATTTACCACTCTCATCGTGTACTAATAAGTTTAACTTTTCACCGTCATAACTATTATCACCTGTATTCTTCCAGTCTATAGTTGTATCAAGTCCTTCAACATCATCCATCTCTTCACGTTCACGTATTTTTTTACGTGTAAACTTTTTAGCTGGTACTCTATATGCTAGCTCTGACTTTGGCCTGTCCATACCATCTTGTATAGGTTTAAAAAAGAAAGGATAGTTTAAACTTATTGGTACAACTTTATCTGTAAACATTTTCTTTGCATCAGCACCTGTTTTAGATAATATCCCAAATCTACTATCACTTGCTAATGTAGCTAAATTAACTGTTTCAGCAGAGCTCATAAACGAAAAACCTGATCGTCTATTTTTTAAATAACACATACCGTAACATCTACTATCAGCTTTACAAGCTTCCCAAAATATATAAAACAGTCTATTGGCTTCTCTAAAATCAGGTGCACCTACGTCTATTTTACTCCATTGTAAATACATATAATGCGTACCTGTTATATACGTTGGTTTGCCTTTATTCATAAACCAAAAACCTTCTTCTCTTCTTCTAAACTCTTCGTCTATATAACTGTAGTGTTCTTCTTTAAAATCAATAGGATAATCCTGCCAATCAAATACTGTTTTAATTTTCTTAAACTCAGGTTTGGTAGGAAACTGTTTCCACTTCTGCTCTGATTTTACTTTACTACAAGAATATATTTCTTTCGGTTGTTTAGGTAAAGCTATTTTTAAACCTTGTATTTCTATAACTTCACCAACCATACCAGTCTTTGATATTACAACAACATCATTTTCTTTATTATAACCATACTTCCACTTTTTAGATTTATTCAACCTCTTTAAAGTGTTAAGTTTTATTGGTTCTATTATTTTATATAATGTTTGTTCGTATTTCATTTTGATCTACCTTCTGCAAAACCTTTAAACGTAGTTTCTTTTTTCTCTTCAACTTTACCTTCAAGTATATTCTCTTCTTCGTTTATACGATTAAGTATTTCAAAAGCATCGAATATAGCTAGCTTTTTTGTAGCTGCTGCATTTTTTAATCTATCAGCTGATATATCATCATCACTATCAACAATAGGTTCTTTAGCAACTTTAATTAGTTCTTCAACTGCTTTTTGCCCAGCTTGGATTATATTCTTTTTGGTTTTCTTTATGTCCATATTTTATTTCAATAAATTTATTCATAACTCTCCAAAGCTTTTGACCTTCTATTACATATTCCATCCTCATATTAGGACCAAAACCAATGACCTCATTTTCATTAAAAGTTCCGTCACTGTATTTAACTATACCTATAAAATTTTTTTCTTTTTCCAAACTATAATCATCATCATCAATAATAGACTTTACAAAAGTATAACCAGGAGTAGATATCCATTTATCTTTTTTGTACAAAAATATTTGATCACCAGAAACTATATATTTGTTTTCTTCTAAAAAAGATCTACTATTTTTTTCAACTCCTTTAACATTATACCATCTTCTAAAAACATTGTGATGAACTATTACTTCGTCACCAATATTTATTGGTGTATTAAATAACATTGGCGTGCTAATAACTTTAGCTAATCTATTAATATACTCATAATTAGATATTTCAGTATTTAATATTAGCTCTTTATCATCTACTCGCTTAACATTATTATAACGCTGGCCAATAGGAGCCACAATAAAATCTTTATAAGCATTCATTAATACTCTAAATTATATTCAACTGATATAGCCATATTTTTATTAAAATCTTTCCAAGGCATTACTTGATTATCTTTTGTTATGTATATACTATACTTATCTTCATCTTCTAATATATCACATATAGTATGACCTCCATATACTTCTTGATTAACAGAGTAGTGCATGGAGTCATTTTTGTAATCTTTACCTATAGTAATTTTTCTTATAATATTACTTTTCATCTTTAGGCCAATTAATAGTTCCGTCAGCAATATTAATGTCGTGAGTTCCGTACTCTTTGTTTAATGTGTCTTGCATTAACGTTACTTTGTTTTGCATAATAGCTAAATCGTGCAAAGTAGAGTGCTTGTCTGCTTCTATTCTACCTATTTTAAAATGTGCACCATTAATGCCATTAACTAAATTTTGAAGTTCTTTTAAGTGTTCTTCGGATATCTTCTCTGCTTTAGGTTTTAGTTCTATAACTTTTTCTTTTTTTGCCATTATATTTAATTTAATTATTTATTATTTTGTTGTTCGTTTTTCTTTGACGATCCTCCGAAAAAGAAATCGACAACTGTATTAACTTTAGCGCTCATAGCGCCGAATATTGTTGAGATGAAACTAATTTCAAACTCACCTAGATTTATTTCTTTAACTACAAATACTTTAAACATCATAAAACTTAGTCCAAAGTACGCAGCAGTAAATAACGTCGCAAGTATTTTTTGAATAAACGCGTCGTCTTTATACATATCTCTAGCGCTCTTTCTGTCTTCGACTTCTTTTGCAAAGGCTTCTTTTTCAGCTTCAAGTAATAAGCTCTTGATTGCAAGCTTAGCTTCAGCTCTTTCTTTGTCTGTTGTAACAACTTTGTCAAGTATTCCTTCTGCATTATTAACTACTTTATTAAATAAACCTCCTATTATATTTCCTATCATATTTACCTATTTTTATCTTTTATCATATCATCTATAGCTTTATTAAATACTTTATCTGTATATGACTTATTATTATAAAATACATTTTTAATTGTTGTAGGTATATCTTCTTCACCAAGTAGGATTCTGTATATCCTACTTATAAGATGATTACACCTAAATGAAGTTTTGTAAATAGAATACTTTATAGTAGTCCTATTTCTATGTCTCCAAACATCTATCCAACCTTCAGCTCTTAATCTGTCCCATCTTTTTTTATCCCAAGAATATATATAAGTTCCATCCATAAACTCTTTTCTTGTAAATCTCTTTGTGCAATGTAAGAATATTAGTAGCTCAAGATCAGCATCTTTTAAGTTATTTTGTTTACAAGCCCATTTTCTTACTAATCTATAATATTTAAGTAAGTTCATATCTTGTAAATCACTAGGTGATATTCTCATTCAACTAAAACTATGTCTCTTCCTTGTATAACTTGATGTATTTCACCTTTGTAAGTTATATCATGACCAGCATGTTTATCGTAAAAAACTACATCACCCTCTTTAACCATTTCAACTAAATTACCTAATGATATTATTTTACCTTTTTTATATCTATTATCTGTATCTGTTTTATCAGTTAATATAAGTCCACTTATTTTCTTAGGACCTTCTTTTATTCTTTGTACTACTACGTAGTGATTTATTGCTTTCATATTATATAAACATTAAAAATACAACTCTTTCACCAGTATGCGGTGTTACCATGTGCCACTCGTCTGAAGTGTGAGCAACTAAGTCGTATAGTTTTCTATTTGATTTAATTTTATTAGTTTCTTTATCATCATCAGCATAATAAGTTTCACCTCCACCATCTCCATCTTGCAACAATAAACTCACACCAACTTGACACCACATCATATGATTATTGCTACCTGTATCTTTATGCCACTTGTGTCCACTTTGTTTTGATTCTATACTCCAGTAAGATTTATCTTTTACTTCAAAATTAAAATCAACTTTTAGTTTTTTAATAATTTTTTCGACAATAAAGTTATTACGAAAAACATCTCTCTTAGCTACATGTGTATCAAGCAGTGGTATTCTAGTTCCTTTATCTTTAATTAACTTATTAGCTTCTTCTTCGTTTATAAAGTTTTTATATATTTTTCTCATCTATTCTTATATTTGATATAACGCAATCTGCTGACATGACGGTTAAAGCTACACTTACAGCATTTTTAAGAGCAGACTTAGTTACAAGTACAGGATCGATAATACCTTCATTAATCATATTAACAAGACCTCCAGTTACAACATTACAGCCAAAACCATCTTGCATGTCTTTACCAACTTTCATACCAGCATTATCTAGTATAGTTTCATAAGGTGAAGATAGTGCGTTAAGTAATACTTTACCAGCGTCATCAGCTATAATCTTTTGGCTAGCGTTTAATAACGCAACACCACCACCTGGTACAATACCTTCTTGTAATGCAGCTTTAGTAGCGTATATAGCATCTTCAACTCTATCTCTTTTTTCTTTTAATTCTAATTTTGAATTTGCTCCAACCTTTATAACACCAACACTACCTGATAACATGGCTAATCTTTGTTCTAATTTCTTTTTTATAAAATTATTTTCTTCATTAGCTAATTTATTACTAAGCTCATCTATTCTATTTTCAATACCATCAGTCATACCTTCTAGTGTTAAAACTGTATTATTATCATTTGTTACAGCAAACTCAGCTTCACCTAAATGCTCAGGCTTCATTAAATCTAAATCATCACCTAACTCTTCATTAAGTACTGTAGCACCAGTAAGTATAGCTAAATCTTCAGTAGTATCTTTTTTAGTAGGACCAAAGCCTGGTAAATCAATAATATTAACTTTAATATTACCCTTAACCTTATTCATTATTAGAGCTGTTTTAACTTGTTGAGCTACTGGAGCTACTATCAACAATGCTCTATTATTTTTAATAACATGTTCTAGTATGCTTTGTATTTTACGTACGTTAGGTATTTCAGATGAACATATGAAAATCAAAGGATTATCTAGCTCGCAAGATTGTTTTTCAGTATTAGTTACAAAATGCGGTGATGTAAGTCCACAATCTACTTGAACTCCATCAACAATATCTACATATGTTTCTTCCGTATCACTTTCTTCCATTAATACTACGCCTTGCTTACCAACCTTATTATAAGCTTCTGCTATAATAGCCCCAAGCTCTTTATCATTATTACATGATATAGCGCTTACAGAATCTAACATACCACCTTCGACTTCTATAGCTATATCATTTAAATAACTAATGACTTCGTCTAGCGTTTTGTTTACTCCATCTTTTATTTCTCTGATTGTAAGACCATCTGCGACCGCAGCGTCTATTTGTTTGATTAATGCCTCAGCAAGTACTGTAGCGGTTGTTGTGCCATCACCAGCATCACGCACTGTATTTCTAGCAGCCTCTTTTATTAGGGTTGCACCCATGTTTTCTACCGGGTCACGTAAGACTACGCTCTCTGCAACGGTTACACCATCTTTAGTTATGACCGGCTTGCCTCGCGCGTCTTCGTAGATAACGCATTTACCTGACGCACCTAATGTGGATTTAACGGCTTGGGCAAGTTTATTAACTCCTTTAATTACTCTATCCTTGGCTTCACCTCCAAAATCGAGGCTCTTCACCAATTCACTTGGTAAGTTGTATTCCATATTTAATTTAATTTAATTTAATTACTGTGCTATTTATTTTTAGGCAAGTTTAGCATATCTTGCAGTAGTTTAGCTTCAGGATCGTTTGGATCCATTTTGCTTAACATTTCTCTTATTTTCTTTTTAGTTGCCTCATTCATAGGCTTAGCTATATTCTTATTATATTCAAGAACATTAGCTCTATGTTTTTTCTTTTGCTCTTCTGTCATAGGAACAGAATCGTCATCAACTGGTTTTTTATTTTTTTTATCCGTTTTAATAGTAAACGGCACAAAACCTCTTAGTTTGAAAGCCATAACTAATCGTAAGAAGGTAGTTTGTTAGATAAGTTTCTATGCTTATCCATTAAGCTTTTATATCTATTAGAGTTTTTATCAGTTATACTCTTTAATTGAGACTCTATAGTTTTCATTTGTTTCATAATAGCTCTTTGCTCAGCGTTAGCTTCTCGCATTTTATCAGTTTTTTTAGTAAAAGCTGAAAATCCACTCATTTTAAAACCTCTATTTTTATTCATTATTATTGTTTTTCTGCGTTAATAGCTTCTTGTTCCCACGGATGATCAGGATGGCCGTCGGGTAATCTACCAGCCGGGCCATCTATCATCCCATTTTTTCTAAAATATATTTTACCTTCCCACATCAACCAGTTATCGCCGTAATTAGCTCTACCTTCTTTCATTTGTTCGATGTGTTTCTCTTCGTGCTTAATAGCTCTGCGCTCTAATGCACTACCGGGTTTAACTTTTTCGTTTATAGCTATAGTTCCGTCGTTTCTAGCCTCTGCAACCGTGTCATCAGCCAACTTTTCTCTAAAAAGTTTAGTGTTTGACGGTGTTCTCATCTTTCTATTTTCAGATCCTAGCTTAAATCCCATGTTATTCGAAGGTTTTGACCACTTTTGGGCCCTTTATATACTCTAATTTTTTAGTAAAATGCTCAACACTACCATCAATTGCTGTTTCTGCGCCCTCTAAAGTCTCTCTTCTTGTAACATCCACCCAATTTTTGTTGTTTTCAGGTGAATTTACCTCTGTTTGGTAGTAACCGTTAGGTAATTGTGTAATTCTCCAGTTCTTTTTGTCAGCTAAGTGTCTCCACTCATCTAATTTTTGCTCTGAAATTTTCGGTTCTGTAGTATAACTACTACTTTTATAGTATATGTATGTCATGTTTTTGGTTTTTAATTAATTAGGTATAAGGATTTTCCTTATTATGTTCTATTAAATCTTATTACTTCTAAGGTTTGATCAGCTGCTGTAGCTTGAGCTACTATATCTCCACAAAAATCAAATGGAAAAAATGCAAATTCTCCAGCTCTTAATGCAAATGTTCTAGCTGAACTTGTGTTAGCAAGTGTTAAGTCAGTTGTTCCATCATCAACAGCAGGATCAAAACCATCATCTCCGATACCAACGCATATAACTTCTGTGTTATCTGCTAATGGAGAGCCTGTTTGTATAGGCGATGTGTTTTTAAAATATAAAAAACATCCATTTGTTCCAGGTACAAACGCTGTTTCAAGCGCACTACCATCTATTAGTATAGTATTAGCACCAGTACCAATTGTATATTCATTAACAGCATGTTCAGTAACCGAAAGTGAATCTGTTTCATTTAAATTTAAAGCAAATGCAGATGGCCCAGTCGATGTTGTATTATCAGAAGCAGTAGATACTATTTTTAATGTTGGTGTTATTATAGCCATGTTTATTTATTTATTAAGTTGTTGATCTATCAAATAACCAGTACTCTATAGTCTGATCAGCTGCTTCGGCTTGAACAAATACATCACCTGTATAATCCCAAGGTAAAAAGGCAAACTCACCAGCTTTTAAAGTAAATGTTCTTGCAGAACCAGTACCTGCTGCATCTAAATCAGGACCAGCACCGTTATCTGGTGATTGTTCATCTAAAAATGCTACATAGATATCATTACTAGCTTCAGCTGTTGCTGTATTTCTTAAATATAAAAAAGAACCATCTGTTCCAGCTGTACCAGTACCTATATAAGTACTACCATCTAGTAATCTAACTGAAGCACCAGTAGCTGTTGGTATTGTAAATATAGCTGACGATACATTGTCAACTAATAAATTACCTCCATTAGCAGCATCAGCTGCAGTAGCAGATAATGACAACGCTACTGATAAAGGTCCTGCGTTTGTGCTAGCAGAGCTTGAGTTAGCTGTTATTGTTAAGTTTGGTTTTATTCTTGCCATTTTACTTTTATTTTAATAATTTATGATTTTCTTGCTGTAGGAAATAACTCAGATAGTGTAAGTTCATGAACACTTTTTAAACCTGACTTAGCAACTTCAACACCAGCTTTACCAGCTCTTGGTCCTGATCTTCCTATTTCTTTAGCAACTTCAGTTGTTGTTTTACCAACTTTCATTTTACCAACATCAGCTTTAGCTCTTTTAGCACCAGCTTTTGCTGTCTTACCACCTTTTAAGTTTTCTTTTCTTTTTGCTTCTTTTTCTGCAGCAGCTTTTGCAGCAGCCTCAGCAGCTCTTTTCTTTGCTTCTTCTTTTGGATCCGGCTTTTTTGGTGGTTCTGGCTTTTTTGGTGGAGCCGGCTTGCCACCTTTTAATTTCATTGGATCTTTTGAGTAAGGCATAACTTATATTTTTTAATTAGAATTATTTTCTCGTACAATGAAGATAATTACATGGTACTTTCTATATTTACTCCCGTATTGTAAATATTGGAGTAAGGTATTGCAACTACTATGCCAACCCCCGCCCCCTATTATAAAAGTCAATATATATACACCAGCCCCCATATATATATTATATTTATATTTTTATAAATACATTTACCAAATTTCTACGATACATGTAGATAATATTAATATAATTTAAATAAATAAAAAATGATTTTAATACTAATAACTTTAAATTTTATATCTCAAACAATATTAAATATAATATTTAAATAAACAATATAAATACGAGTTTAAATAGATAATATAAATATAAATAATCAATATCATAAGTCGAGCATCACTTATTAGAGTAGTGAATCATGGGCGCAGAGTGGAGATTATGTGTGACAATAGCAAGTTACTATATAAGGTATAATTAGCTAATGTCATAGTGCGAGAAATAACAAATAATTGCGAGTAAAGAAAAGTGGCGCAATAACAGTAAATAATAAATAACTAATAAACAAAAATACCACTTTTACGTAATAAATACGAACATGTATAGATAATATAAATATAAACTAAATTAAATATAATAATTATGATAAATTCTAAAAGATTTGTAGTGAGAAAATCACTAATAGGTAAAGACGAAACTATAAACGTCACATTCAAAAATGGTAAAACAGTTACTTACAATCACGACAAAGTGTTTGCAATAATGAAAGACAGTTTAGAAGCAATGCCATGCTGGGCAAAGTACAAGTCGTACACTGCTACTAACAACATTCCAAAAGTGCTAAGAGATAAAAATATAGCATAATGAGAAAGTTTAATCACCAAACAGTACTGAAGTACGTAGTAAGTACTGTTTACGTTGCAACTGGAATACTAATGTTAGCAATATTTTTAAGTAACGCAACAGGAATTAATGCAAAGCAATTAATACAAGGCAAAACAAGTGCAACATATATTGACTGCATGAACTGTGACGAAATAGATTAAGTTATACAAACCACTGATGAAGTGCTGATTAGTCAGTGGTAACTTGAGACGTAGTTGACTACATTTAGCGTCTTATAAAAAATGATAATGAGTAAATATATAGTAGTGAAGGCGGCTGTAGCCCTCTGTGAAATACCAGTTAACTCCGAGTGATGGCAATCAAGTGGTTCGAGTCCACAACTACTACAAGATAAATACGAACTATTAAAGATAATAATAATATGGAATTTTTAATATTAATAATAATAGCAACAATAGTAAAAATCGCCGAGTACGGCGCTAAAATATAATAATATGAAAGTAAATTTAACAACATTAACACTCGACCAACTACGCTTAATAGCTAATAACCAACGAGTATACAGCGGTAAAGTAAACAGCGACTTAGTTGAAGAGATTAAAAAACGTGAAAGTGATGAAAAATAATATAAGT